TTGTGATGTTGAATATTATATTGACGTTGCCACTTTCCTTTGATTTAAAGCCCGCGTTCTTCGATATCACAGTCTCACCTCGTTGCAGTATCGCTGGGTATTCGTCTGCCGCTAAACCTGAGTGCAGACGTGGCGCATGATTCAGAAAATCTCGTGGCAACAGCCTGTGCGGTACGTGAGAGCTTCCAACCACTCCACCTTCGTGAAACATCCCAAATAGCCCGCTAAATGAGCCCATACCCCCCATCATGCCACTCAAACCAGACATGAGCGGTCCAGTGATGTTCTCTCTAATCATTGCGCGTGAGATGTCTTCTATAACAGATAAAGCAAAATCCTTGAGACTATCAAATGAAAACTTGGCATTCATCACAGCTTTAGTCAGAAAGTCTTCTGCTCTACTTGCAGCGGTGCTGAACACCTTCTCAGCATTGGCCGCAGCATTCATCGCAGAGTTAGAATAGCTAAGCAAAGCCCGCTCTACACCATCTGACCAATTCCTGCTGTCAGCCAGTGATTTGGCATAGATCTCCTTCATCCGCACATTGTAGATATGGGCTATCTGGTTTAGATACTCCTGATTTTTGTTTTTGGCACCATCTATATTGCTTACAAGATTTTCTCTCCAATCGTCTAGAGCTTTTTTCTGTGCTTCGTAGTATTCACGAGTTTGCTGCCCAGTGTGTGTTATGCCAGGTGTCTGTGCGAGCTTAGCTTTAGTGGATTTCTGCAGAGCATCGAGAGCGGATTGTTTGCTCTCGTCTGACACGCCAGCTTTACTCATAGCTTCAATCTCCTGACGACGCTTCTCGTGCTCAGTGAGAATCTTTTGTTGAGGTGAAGATGTTAGATCGGTGTGCTCTTTGACATATTTTCTATGCAGTTCTAGTAACTGGTCATTGCGTCTGGTAAATGCAGCTTTGGCAGCTTCAGTGCGAGCTCGTTCTTGCTCTTCGTCTTGTTCCTTTTGTTGCTGGGCTATTTTTTCGTTGACGGATTCCAGCTCAATGCGATACTTATCTAATCGTTGAGAGCCACCAGTTAATATCATTTGAGGGCGACCAGATCCTTTGCTTTCTAATTTCGATACTTCTTTTTCTAAAAATTCCTTGCGTTCAAGCAGAGTTGGATCAATTGTTTTTCTGGCAGCAACCATTGCGTCTGTCATTCCACTAAAAGTAGATTGCACGACTCCCATCTGACTTGCGACTTTTCCAAGTGACTGCCATAGATTACTAAATGCATCAGACAATGCATTCGTTGCCCCTGTAAGACCCTTAATCTGGGCTTGAGCCAAACCTTTTACCTTTGATTCTAGGTGCTCTAATATAATAGCCTGAGCTGATGCTACATCACCTTGTCTTATAAAGTTTTCAATACTTTCTTTCTGAATAAAAGAGAGATCGGTAAATTTTCGCGATAGTCTTCCTAACCCGTCTTCAGGCTTCTCCAAGGATTTACCTAGCATATCTGCTGCAGATGGTACCTCGGTACCAAGTCTCACTGCAAGATCAGTTGAAAGTTTTATAGCTCGCTCGAAGACTTTGCCCTGAATATTGCCAAATGACGTAAGACTACTTGCTGCACGCGCTATGTCTTCTTTTTTAAACAGTGTAGTGTTCTCTAAACTCTCACCTAGATGCAACATCTGTCTTGTGGTAACACCTGATGCGTAGTCTGTTGCTCTCAATGCCGCATTTAGTTGATTCAGAGCACGTTCTGCTTCTTCAAATTCTTTCAGTCCGTGGCTTACAGACGTAAACAAAGCACCTAAGCCAGCCGCCGCAACAAGACCCATTGGCCCAAGACGAGACAGACTTATTCCCAGAGTCCCACACCCATTTGCAAGATTCACCAACATAAAGTTTGTTTGTTCTGCTACTATGTTCATTGCCGCTAAAGATTTTGACGCAGGCCGAGTTGCTTCTTTGATTCGACGCATAGCTCTCTGGCCAGTCTCACCTGTAAGATTGAGTTCTTTGCGTACCTTGTCGCCGTCAACAACCGCGAGTCTTATTGAGATATTTTTCTGATTCATTGCTTCTCTTTTTGATTGATCTTATTTATAGCTTCTTGTAGGCCTTTTTGAGCGTATGGTATCAACAATAATATAGCCTTAGAGTCATACCCAAGCACTCTTGTAATTTTCAGAATTTGCCCAATATCAAAACTCGCTACTGCCCCATCTGGCATAAATTTAAATTGCTCATACCTTTCCAATATGTCCCACAATTCAAAGCCTTCGTAAGTGCAGGGTGTATGTGTAACGTAAGGGCAATATTCACCTGTTAACGCGCTCTTTTTACCTTTGCTACATTCGAGCTCTTGCTCTTGGCAACCTTTGCAGTATCTGGACCCGCCACCGAAGTGCCACTCTGTTCGAGCCCTGAGAACTTTCCCTCGCTTTCCAACATTGAAAGTGCGTCTGTGTATTGCCGCCAGAAATCTTGCGCCATAAACCATATATCCATAAGATCATTGATATTCTTATCAACCACAGGTGCTATCTCATCGCTGTCTTGTGATAGTACGTTCTCCCATTTGATAATAGCATGACGAGCTACTGCTTTAATCAATAAGCTGTGATATAGTCCTCTATGCTCATCATCGTTTTTGGCATCAAGTGCTGCATCTTTTTTTTCTTTTAGTGCCGCAATATCTTTAATGACAGAGCTCTGCGCTGCGCTCATGATGGCCGTTGATAGTGGCCGCACAAAAAGATGCACAGAAGATGGTAAATCAATCCAGTATGGTTCTCTTTTTAATTTAAGCTTTAACATAAGTTTTACCTCATTGATTGGTTGATAAATTCTGCTTGACCTTTGCTTAGATAGGATATATTCGTCGTCCTGGTTATTCAGCAAAGAATATGATGAATGCGAGTAGTAAATTAGATTTCAAAAGGATTTCTCTAGTAATTGCGATTGTGTATGCGATATGCGTTGCTGTTTTGTTAGGGTTATACGTCAAGGAGTTCTTTACGAACACAAAGTTGATTAGATTGTTCGCACTATGGGTTTGGATTATCGGCCCACAGTTAATACTTTCTCAGTATGTCTCTAAATTTCTCACACGTTGGGCTAAACTTATTTCGTTGCTATTGCAAATTCCACTTTTTATTTTTTCTCTTTATAAATATGGAGTGTATGCCTTAGATTATGATGACGTGCAACCTGAAGCACTATTCTTGCTTCTGCCAATTTGGCACTATGTTACTATAGCCATTGTAGGATTAGTCATGAAAATTATTGAATCCTACTAACCATACCCACTGACATCATTTTTCAACACCACCGTCACAGACTTTCCCATCTTCTCACTCATCGCTCCTTGCCAGTTGAATGTAGTCTGCACGCCACCTGGCCCACTGATTGGTATTCGCGGTCTTGGCAGATAAACTTCATGAAATGTCCAAGTCAGTGAGAATGCATCCCCATCTGCACCAAACAGCCGGTATCCAAGCTCCAGCTCAACTGCATTGTTCTTTATCGCATCATCAAGCAGCAGAGTATCTGCAAATCGCGCCTCAATACTTCCCGTCACGGCCACAGTACTTGGATCAACTCCATCAATAAGCCCGTCGCTTCTGATTGTTGCAATAGCCTCCATGCCATTTGCATAGGTGAATTCTGCACTTGTGATATTTGCAAGCGGCTCACCATTGCGCAGAACTCTCCCGTTAAACTGGCTGAATGGCTTGTAAGCCCTTGATGTGACTGCACCGCCTTGAGTTGTTTTATATCTGGTCTCACCTTGCGCGATTATGTTGAGTGTTGCATTTGCTGAGCCTGATCTTTGGAAACTTAGTGTCATGCTGTTTAGCATGCAGCCTGTATGTACAAAATATGCTGACATGTTTGTATGGCCAATCTCAAGCGCAAAAGATGGCAGCACAGACTTGCCGCTGACGAACGTATGTATATCCACACCGCCAGAGAGAGTCGCGCCACTTGCAACTGCATTTGCATTTTTAGACTCCAGAGTAAAGCTGTTGCCAATTGTACCTGCTTTAGCGTGCACTATTTTCAGTTTGTTGCCATTTTCTACAGAATACGTAGCGCGTTTGATTTTTGAATCTGTCTCTGCGTTCAAAGCTCTAGCAAATGCATTCAGAGTTGCACTTAGCTCACCACCTGTCTGAATAGAGTGCTCCTTCGAGGAGTTAAAATAAGATGCACCTGGCAAGTTAGATGCTAGGCTTGCTGTATGAAACGTCCATGTTACACCGTTGATCGTTATGGTTTGCCCTTCTTCTGGGTTTTTAGTGAATGTAATACTGCCGCTAGCTGCTATACCTGTAGATTCAGGCTCACCTAATAGAAATTGTAGCCAGCGTCCAAAGTCTCGAACGTCTACTGGGACAACAATATTGCCTTCGTCTTTGATGACGTCTCTCAATGGTGCCCCTGGTTCACGACCTTGGCCTAGTAGCTCTGACGTGATAAGCCCTTGTTCTGCACTCAAATCAGCTGAGATAAAGGTAAACTTCTCCCAATTGCCGGTTGGCTTGGTGCCATAGCTGGATTCTTTCAATGCGCATAGGGTCGCGCTTGATCCATATGATCGAGACATGACATTTTTCTATTGATTGTAATACGAGGTGCAAGCTATCAAAGCTTAGAATATTATGAAAGTGCTAGCACTAATTTTAATGCTCTTTCTATATCTAACATTTCCTCTCTTGTAGCTGATCTTATAAATTTTCCAAGCCTTTTCCTGTCAATGCTTCTGATTTGATCTAACAACACTTTCGCTTTCTGCTTATCTACAAAAATTGCACTTTCGAACGGATATATCTTCTTCACTTGGGACGTTATGGGACCAACAATATACCTCATATCTAACTTGTTTTGTATATCATTAGAAATAACTATTGCTGGCCTTGTTTTCTTTGTTTCTGAGCCTATGGTTGGATCTAAATTAACCCAATAAATGTCACCTCTCTTTACCATGTTTATTCCCAATTTTCAGAATCTGTGACATTCCAAATTTCTATTTCTTTATTTCTACTTTTATCTTTGTATGCCTCTGAATATGCTTTATGCAACGCCGCGGTCTTTTTCTCAAGACTTTCTTCTATTGCGTGAGAAACAAACTTACTTACTTTTCCATTTGGAATTATGTTCTTTAAACGAGCGTATAAGCCATTATCCAATGTTATACTAATAGTATGCATAGTAATCAATCAATTAGGTTATATAGGCTATCATATATTATATAATACACATGATCAATGACTTTATGAGCGTAGCTATAAAACATAGCGCACAACCACTGGCACAACCGCAGATCTGACAGTCGCAGCACCTTCAATTGGTTCATCGTGAAACTCAGCTGGTTTTAGCTCGCACCATTCTGCCAAGCCATTCAAAGTAGGGTTGCCGGTAATGACACCCTCAAGCATAGAAAGCAGAAAATTCAGCACACGACTGCGGGTATCAGCGTCCTGATGCTGCACCATCACCTCTAACTGAATCGTGAGTTCGTAGGTATAGCTCAAAGGGTTTAGCAGCGTATCCACTTCTTTGGCTGCTTCGTTATCGCGCAAGATAATCATACCGCCCGAGGGTATCGTGAGCGGTTTGTCCAGGTTACGGTATACCTTGGTGTCAGCATCTTCAAGTACAGAGATGGCTTGAATTAACGCTTGTACTATAGCTTCGCGCTTACTAGTTTGTTGCTCCATCTGATGTCCAGTTGTTTAGTATGGCTTGAGGCAGTTGCGGTGCCCACCTATCAACACAAGTCATATAATCCAGCCGCTTCTTCAACTGCACCTGGGGCACAAGCATAAACATCACCTTGGCTGGCCGGCCTTTCATCTTGCTGTCTACAACTAGCAACGATAGCCGGCTGTCTACGCGAACAAATCTCAAGCGTCCAAAACGGCTCTCAGGAAAGGTTGACGGACTAATTCTCTTGTTACCAATTCCACGCTTAGGTGCATTCTCAGATGTCACGACACCAGCTGCTGATATAGAATTCTGACCTCTAGCTGGATACACCTTGGCCTGCCACGTCTTAGCGAGTTTGTTCCCAAGCCCAGCACCCACAACTTGCGATCTGAGCTCGTCTTTGATTCTTGTTGTAATCTCCCGCACACCTTCTGTTACAGCTCTTTCTGCTGCATCTCTCTGATCTTTTAGAAACTTGTGCAAGTCCCCATGAATCGCAGCCGTAAGCCTCACGCTAGATCAACCCGCCAAGTAAGATTCCCGCTGTCTAATCTTGGCGCAGCTTGTACCGTATACGTTTTGCCAGCTACCAAAAACTTATCTCCCGGTAATACTGCTGGGCAATCTGTGACTCTTACATCTAGCGTTAGAGTTGGTGATGCAATAAAGGTGCCAGATATATCTGTAAACGCAGATGGCCGATAGCTAATGATAAATACCTTCTTAGCATCACCTTGCATTGGCAGATAAATAGCTACTTCTCTAAGATTAGGATCATCGAAAAGTGTATTCATGGCTATATCAAATACGCTCATTCTTCATTTGCATCTTCAGTGACAGTAGTATTGTAGATCCGTGTTTGCTCGCTAGGCACGATCTTTCCTACATTGCCATTGCCTGAGATTGCTGCCCCTACGAAAACTCCATTAAGCCTCACGATACCAATGCTGCTTGGACTTGCTGCTGCTACAATTGCTACCCCGATCAGCTGATTAGCAACAGCTACAGAAGTTGCAAGCTTCTCTGTGTCGTTCCAATAAACAAGACTACCAACAGACCAGCTCTCAGTCGCAACTTTCTGCATACTGAATACGCCAGTGAGTTTGGCTTCCATCTCAGTGCTAGCCGGCGCATCGTTGCAAGCTATGCCAAAGATAGAGCCTACAAGTACGCCACCGCCGGACGTGACGTTGTAAGGTGCTACGAGTGTTATCGTGTCTCCGTGTTGTATAAAATTCTTCATTGTTTTCTGTTGTTAAGTTGAGATTAGTGATTGTTGTGTAATTAAGAACTCGAGCCTGAGTTTCGATAAAATCCCCTCCAGTCTATTGCCTTTGCTGCAAAGTCTAGTCTGGCCTTAAACTCAATGCCATCTACGTTAAAGCCTACTCGCGAGTCTAAGTATGCACCTTCATTGCCCTCTAAATACGCGTACTCAATAGTGTCTATCTGTGACGGATCACCTGATAAATACCACGCGCTAGTAGATTGAGCATCCAGCCTTGGCTCAGCAATTACCTGCAGTGTGCCAGCAAATGGATTCACGTCCGGACTCTTTATGTATATGATTCCAGTTGCCATAAACTGCTGAGCCTGAGTCTCAAGTGCACATGGCACTATCAAGTATTTGGCTGTAACGTTTATAAACCTGCCGCTCAAGCCTTTCTGCTTACGCAAAGCCTCACGTGCGGCACCCAAGCTTTGGATACTGATTGCGCCTCCAGTTGCTGACACGTTGCCATGCTTTGTATGAAACAGCTCAATGCCATCTCCCATAGCCGCATTTGCAGTAATGATGTTCCAGACGGTATCGCTTTCTAAATCTGCAGCAGACTTGCCAAAGAAGGCAGGTACTCTTGTGAACACGCCCAAGTCATCGTTTATTATCGCTTGCCTGCTTATCGGAATCACCATGCCATACGTTCCAAGTCCATATTTCTCTTTGCTCTCAGTCAAAGATCCGCGCTTAAACTCACCTGACTCATTGACCTTCTCCAAAGACGGTGCATCGCTTAATTGCAGACGCGCCATCATCTTAAAGTCTGGTGCTATAGTCTGTCTTGAGAAAGCCTTAAACGTCTGAGGCACTGCTTCATATGCATCTCTAAGAGTCTTGTTTGCGATATTGGATAAAATATAGGTGAAATCAGTCGTGCCCATATATCCGCCCCCATCTCGAGTCTCCATTCCCAGCATGCGGTCTACTTTCTGCGTGCGAGCTAAACCTCTCGTTTTGATACCTCTGCTCTCTAGCACCTCTATACCTATCTCCATCAGGCTCAAACCACGAAATTCACGAGCACTTGGATCCAGCTTGTGTTTGTTTGGGTTGTAGCGGTGTAATAGGGCGTTTTCAATTAACGAGCGTCTGCTATCTACCTCGTCTCTGACAATGCGCGTTGAAGTCACTTGATTAGATTCAGATTCTTTAGCCAATTTCTCAAACAGGATCTTGCGAACATTATTGAGACTTGTCCCTTTCTCTATAAAGCTTCGAGATAGTGAGTCTGGCAGTTTTGCAAGGTGCACTATCTTCTGTATTTCAAGCACCCTGTTGCGTTCCAGCTTGATGACATCTTTCTGTGCGAAGTCGGCTGGAGTACCAACATAAGTTGCGCCTCTCTTTATAGGTGCAATATCTTCAGTTGATGCAAAGTTTACGTCATCACCGCTCAATGCTACGTCAGTTGTTGATGTGTCATCAGTGGTTGTTGGTATGTCGTCTTCAAAAGTATCGGTCATGGGTTCAGTTGTAGATTTAAAATCAAAGTTGGTAGGGCCGTTAGTGGTAGTGTCGTGAATTGCTTGTGAGTTAGTGTCAGTCATAAAAGTTTTGGTTAGGTTAGAGTTAAAATTGTTGGTTCGAATAATCTCGCATGGCCAGGTAGTTGGGATAGATCTAATGCCAGCACCTGAATCTGCGCCTATTGGCACGAGAGATATCTCGTATGGCTCCCAGTCTGTGGCTCGATACAGGGGCACTGAGTTGTCATCTTCACAGACCACCTCAAACTTATGCACCACGTAGCCCACGCTGACGTTTCTGATGATGCCGTCTCTGATCTTGCGGATGGTGCTTGAATTCTCTGGCCCTGAGTCTAGTTTGATGAATGCCCGTGCAATGCCGTTTTCTATACGTACACTGCCAGGTACGACTACGCCTATAACGTTGCTGAGCGTCGTCTGCTCGTGAGTGTCTAAAACAGGTGCACCACTGTTAAGCCTTGCGACTCTGATTGAAGAGCTGCCTATGATTAGCTCTTCATCGTAAATCACATCGTTAAATACATCGCAGCGTCTTACCCTCTCGCCAGTTGAAAACACGATGGAAAAGACTGAAGAAGGTTCAGCTGCTGACAAATCAGTGGTGACACCCTCAGCACTACCCTCAGCAAATAACTCTAAAGTTGCAGATCTGGCTTGTAAAGGCAGTTTGTGGTTAAGGTGTGATTTATTGGTCATAATGGTTTTAATTATCTGCATTCTTATTGACCTTATAAGAGTAAAGCCGTATAATACTCACATACTTATCAATAAAAAAAGCTATGCCTAAACTGACGATCAATATTACTCCAGAGCAGCACACGCAAATTAGAGTGCTTGCTTCTTTAAGCAGATCAAACATTAAAGAATATATTCTCAGCAAGATATTCAAACAAAATAAGATGGCATCTCCTCGCTTATTGGCAGCAATCAATGAGGCTAAGGATCAAGATTCATTGCAAAGTTACAAGACGGTGGAGGCTTTGTTTAAAAAAGTATCTTCTCGCTCTGAATGCTGACAATCAAGACCACCAAAAGATTTACAAAATCCCTGAAAATCTTAGTCCGTATTCCAAAGAAACGAGCTAAAATTCAGCATGTCATTCAGCAGTTACAAGAGCACTCAAAGCTCGAAGCACAACACAAAGATCATAAGCTGGTGGGTAATTTCAACGGCTGCAGAGAATGCCACATCGAGTTTGATCTACTGTTGATATATAAAATAGAGGGCAAATTTCTACTGTTAATAGACATTGGCACACACTCCGAGTTATTTTAGTCATCATTTTTCTTTAGTGTTTGCTCAGCACTATTTAATTCTTTATACACGCTACTTTGTGTGTTGTTCTTATTATGACGAGCATCTGAATCTAAAACTATCTTGTGAGCATCCAGCAGCTCATTTGTCTTTGCAATTTCCTCAATCTGTGTATCCGGATCAAAACCACGGTTAGCTATTGCCTCCCGCAAAGTCAGCGTGCCGTTGCGCATCATCATGGTGTCAGCTTCTGCGTCTTTGAGCGGATCAATCATCTCAAACTTGGGTGCCGTCCAGTTGACCGAATAGTCGATCTTGCTTATCAATCCAGCGATGTATGCTCTGTCAATAAATCTTCGCCATACCGGTTCACAAAACATAGGAATAAACATCTGCCAGCGCAGAGTCTCAATCATTCGTCTGAACTCAAGCAAACCAGCACGCAGTGAGCTGTAATTCACCTGCGATAGATCGCCAGTTAGCTGTTCGTACGTGACGCCAAGACCAGCGGCTATCGCGTGCAGCTGTACACGTTTGTAACTCTCATAATGCGCATCTCCCGTGGGTGAGCCGAAGCGTACATCCTCTCCAGGCTTTAGATACTCGATCATGCCTGGTCTAAAAGCTTCTACTCGCTCTTGATTTCTGCCATCTTTACCGACTGACGCAAGCGAGCCAAGAGTAGGGCCCTCACTGCCGCTGTTTTGTATAACAAACGCTGCAAAACATGCTTCAATTTTCTTACGCCAGAGCTCAGCATCGTCGTAATCATCTAAGTCCTTGAGTCTCAACAACACCGGCGCAAAGGAACTTACCCCACGAATCTGGCCTGGCCGGTCT